GTCATTCATCCAGCAGGCGTTGCATTATTTGGAACAATGGAAATGAGAGATGTTGTTGATCAAGAAGTTTCTGTGGCATTAGGATCTGTCACAGCTAATACATAGAAGGTATAAATGTCTATTTTATTAAGAGCATATAGAGATAACGTAATAGATAGTTTCATAGCAGATTTTGCTAACACTTCTTCTAATGTGTATTATATTGCACTTAGTGGAATTACTGCTCACACTGATCCAGATGACAGTTCAGTTGATGATAACAATCCTCCAACAGAATCTTCTGATCTAGAAAACTTTTTTTACAAAACACATAGAGAACTTATTCTTGGAAAAGCAGTTTTTCCTTCAGATGTAAGAAAAATGATTAGAAGATATAATTGGTCATCTAATACCATTTATAGGCAATATGACGACCAAGATAAATTAATGTTGAGTAATACAAACGGTTATTATGTTATTACAGATGATAATAATGTATACAAATGTCTTTTCAATGGCTACGGTATTCCTTCAACACAAAAGCCTACAGGAACAAATCCAGAACCTTTTTACACTACAGACAATGCTAATACAGGTATAGGTTATAGATGGCAGTATATGTATTCCATTGATACTGATACATTTAATGATTTTGCAACTACTGATTTCATTCCTATCAATACTTTTGAAGATGGCGGTACAATTTATGGCGATGCAAATGTTGTATCAGAGGCTGTAAATGGATCTATTGAAACCATTTTATTAACTACTAATGGAGCTGGGTATTCAGCATATGTTAATGGTACTGTAGTTAGTACTACTTCTGCAAATGTTGTTTTATCATTTGATGATGAAAAGTCTGGTGTTACAGATGAAAATGGTTCATTAGTTAATAATGCAATTTATATTACTTCGGGTTCAGGATCAGGCCAGATTAGAGCTATTACTGCATATCAAGCTAACAATAAAACAATTACAACAAACAATGCATTTTCTAATTTAGATGGCACTTCTGTGTTTACTATTTCTCCATTAGTTTCAATTGAAGGAGATGGAAGTGGAGCTCTTGCATATTCAACTGTTGATTCCTCTTCTAATACTATTAACAATATAAGAATTATTAATAGAGGATCTAATTATAGTTTTGCTAATGTTACTATTGAAACCAATACTGCTTTTAGAACAGCTGATGCAGCTGCAAGAATAGTCAAATCCCCTCCAGGAGGTCATGGGTCTGATACTGCTGTTGAATTAGGAAGTCAACATGTACAAATTTTTAAACAATTTAGTGGTCCTGTAGACTCTACTCTTCCTACTGATATTTCGTTTAGAAAAGTAGCACTTCTTAAAAATTTAACACATGAGGGTGGTGATCTATATTATAATGATACGTTTGTTCATTTAACTAAGTTTGGTGTTTCTGCAACAGGTGTATCTACACCTAGTATTCCAGCTGGGCATCAAGTTAGTACAGCTACAGGCAATGGAACAGTAGCATTTGCTAATTCAACTTTAATCAGATTGGCTAACACTAACGGATCATTTTCTAATGGTCAAGAAATTCTTTCTGCTAATGCTCAAATCAATAGAGCTTATCAGATAAATATATCTAGCTCGTCCTTAGTAGTTGGCGATGTAAAAAGATTTTCGGGTGAAGTATTATATTATCAAAACGTGACTGCAACAGATAGAGATGCAAGTCAAACAGAAAATTTAAGATTAATAATAAAAGCATAAATAGTCTAAAGTAAAGGTATAAGATGGCTGATTTAAAAACTAATTTGAATGTTTCACCATACTACGATGATTTTTCGGAGGATAAGAATTTTCACAGAGTTCTTTATCGTCCAGCTACAGCTGTCCAAGCTAGAGAACTAACTACTACTCAATCCATTTTACAAAATCAAGTTGGTCGTGCTGGTGAATTTATTCATAAAGAAGGATCATTTGTAAAAGGAAGATACACTATTTTCTATGGAGCTAATAATGCTTCAAATCAAAATGGTGATATGCTTAACTTTGTTAGAGTTGATGATACGTTTCTTTCATTAGGAGGAAACACCAATGTTTCAGTTAATAACAACATGCAAGTGTTCTGGACAGCAAACCATTCGGTAACATCTGCTCTTTATGACTCTGATGATAATGCAATTGTACCTTTTAATACTGACAAAGAAACAACTGGTGCCTATCTTGTAGGTCAAACATCTGGTGTAATTCAAGTTGTATGGTTTTATCAAAATGGCTTTGAAGCACAATTCCCAAACACCAACGTATTATTTACAACCGATTATGCTGATGGATTTAACAATGGTGTAAATACTACTTACAAAGAATTCCAAAAAGACGAAACTATTTTTGCTTTCACAGATTCAGCAAATGCAGAAAGTTACAGGGCTTCATTAGTTGGCGTTGCTAACACTCTTACAGTTTCTCCCAATACCCACTTTGCTTCTATTAAAACTTATAATAATACCGCTAACGCATTACAAGCAGCAGTAGGTGGATCAGTTGGTGTTACTACTACAGATGGTATAGTATTTGCTAAAAACCATTTCATTAGATCCGATCGTCAAAGAGCTGTTGTTCAAGCATTTGATGATGTAGCTCTTACTACAGAAAAATATGTTGGATTTGAAGTTACAGAAAGTTTGATTACTCCTGAACTAGATAGTTCATTATATGATAATGCTACAGGATCTACCAATGAACAAGCACCTGGAGCGCATAGACTCAAATTAGAAGCCACACTTAAATGTTTTGATGGAAGACCAGCTAATACATTTTCTACTATTTTAGTAATGGGCAATACTGGTATAGTTGAAGAAGTTTTAACACAACCAGATTTAAATGAACAAGGGTTAGGAAAAGTTATCTCAAATAGTATTAGAGATACATCTGGTGACTTTGTAATTGGTAAACCTACTCTTAGATTTAAATCGATTTCATCTAATACTACTCACGCTAATGTTCAAATTAATCCTGTACCTGGAGGAACAACATTATTTAACAATGGTCAAAGGCATATACTAACAGGACCTACCTACAAGTCAATCAGACGTGGAACAGATACAGTATCTGAAGAGAATGTTACTACTACAATGAATTATGGTAACTATCTTTTAGTAGATGAAGTTGCGGGAAGATTAACATTTGACAAATATGCGAAGATTTATTTAGTAGGAAATAATAACACTATTGGGGCAATTTCAAATAATTATTATAACAATGTTCCTAAGAATGACTATGATGGGGATGTTATTGGTAACACTACTCTTTTAAGTGTTATCCATGATTCAGGAACATTTGGTGAAGCAAATGCAGTAATGAGGTTTTACGTATCAGATATCAACTTAATTTCTGGTGCTTCGTTTAGTGATGTCAAATCACTGATGATTATGGATGGAGGAAATACTGATCCATTAAATGCTATTGCTTTTGCAGACTTAGCTAATACAGAAATTCAAGCACAAGAAAGACAATCCTTAGTTTTTGATACTGGCCTTCCTGCAGTAGAAAAATTCTTAATTGGATCTAACACTGACACTCAATATGTTGCTAGAACAAGAGTCTCAGATACAATAGACACTTCTGGTGTAATTAGTTTTACAGTATCCGACTCCAAAGATTCTGAAGATCAACCAGCTAGCATTGGAACCAACTTAGGCGATACTATCGAAAAAGACTTCATCATTATGCCACATGCAAACCTAGTTTCAGCTAATGCAGGAACTACGTTGACATTTAGCTCTGGCGCCAATACACTTACTCTTAGTGATGGTACGTCTTCTTCAGATTTACTTAAACCAGGTGATGTTATTGAAGTATCAAGAGCATCCAATTATGGCACTTCTGATCTATTAAGAATCACTTCGGTAGATGGTACTACTATTAGAACAGCACAGAATACTGGTGGTGCTGGTTCTGCTAATAACTATAGAAGAGTTCTAAGAGGAGGACAACCTCTCAACTTAAATGGAACAACTTCTAATATTACTACTACAGCAACTACAGTAACTATTAATACTAGATTTGGTAAACTGCCAGATGGTTCTGCAGGCGGAGCAGCTGCTGCTATAGCTAGTGGAGATGTAGATGTCATCTTTAACAAACAGAGAACAGAAGTTCGTACTCCTGCAGAAAAAGAAATCAATAAGAATATTTACGTAAAGATCGATGTAGATACTAATGATGGGGGAACAACAGGTCCATGGCTTCTTGGATTGCCAGATGTTCACAGATTACGTAAAGTATACATTGGATCTTCTTATGCAACGACCGAGACTGACAAAACAGCAGAATTTGATATAGATCCAGGTCAAAGAGATAACAAATATGCACTAGGAAGATTAAAACTTAAAACTGGTTCAACATACACTATTGCAAGCGGCAGTAAAATATTAGTAGAGTTGGATCACTTTACAGCTAACACTCAAACAGGTGAAGGATTCTATACAGTTGAGTCGTATCCAATCTCTGCAGATGATCCTACTTCAGCTAATTCAACGACTATTCTAACTTCTGAGATTCCGAACTTCAAATCTCCAAGAACTGGTAAAGTTTTAGATTTAAGAAACTCTATTGATTTTAGACCTAGAGTTGCTAATACAGCAAACGGAGGGGCAACAGCTATTAGTGGTGCTACAGAAAATCCAGCAGCATCAGATACATTAATTTTAACTGATACAGCTACAGCATCATTTATTTCTACACCTAATAAAAACTTTGTAGCGGATATGACTTATTTTCAGGGTAGAGCTGACATTTTAACTTTCAATGATGGTAAATTCCAAGTAATAGAAGGTGTGCCTAGCAATCTTGTGAAAACGCCTTTTCCTGCAGTTCCTCAAAATGAAATGCAGGTTGCAGAAATTAGAGTGCCTCCATTCCCATCACTAACTGATGATGAATCTATTTCACCTGTTATTCCTAATACCAATAGAGGTGAACTAAAGTATAAGCATAGAATCAATACTAATAGAAGATTTACTATGAAAGATATTGGTGCTCTTGCTGAAAGAATATCTAGATTGGAATACTTTACTTCTCTTAGTTTGTTAGAAAAAGATGCAGCAGAACTCAATATTGCCGATTCGTCTGGCAACAATAGATTTAAAAATGGTATTTTTGTAGACAACTTCACTTCTCATGTATTTGCTGATCTTTCAAAAGAAAATGGTAATCACTTAGTTTCTATAGATGAAGCAGATTATCACATAAGACCAACATACGAATTCAATGATATTGATCTGCAGTTTGATTCTACAAATTCAACTAATGTGTCCAAATACGGTTCATTCATCACACTTCCTTTAGATACAGCTTCTGGAAATAATGGTCATATAGTAATGAAAGAAGTTACTACTGGAACAAACTCTAGAAATCTAGTTGATCCTGTATTTGAACATCACGGTACAGTTTTATTATGTCCTAACTTTGATACTAGAGCAGAAAGAGAAGGGGATCCTTTTGAAGTAAATATTGACATTGATTTAGTATCGCCTTTAGAGCCATTAAATACTATTCCAGGATTTGGAACTGCTTGGAGAGATATTAACTCCTCTGGGGTATCTAGAAGAATAACTGGTACTCAACGTATTAACAACAATACAGTACAAGATACTATACTTAACAGTAGAACCATTACTCAAGCTAGAGATGTATTCTCGTTTGGTCTTGATGCTACTAATACAACTTATGAAGTTAATAATATTATCCAAGATATTAGATTTAACAGATTTATTAGACCTCAAAGAATAGGATTTGTTGGATTTGGTTTAATGCCTAATTCAAGATGTCATTTCTTCTTTGATGATGAATTAGTGGACGATTTAGTAAGACCTGGAAGACTTAATGAAGTTGAATATGCGTCAGTAGCAGCTAACACTTCTATTAAGTTTCCTACAGAGGGTCTCAATCAAGATAACAGGGATTCTGTTGTACCAGCTGTAGACAGTGCTATTGGCGATCCAATTTTTGCAGACAGTGAAGGATTTGTCTATGGTGTGCTAGAAATACCTGCTAATAGATTTTTCCAAGGAGAAAGATCGTTTAGAATTGGTGAATTTACAGACCTTGAATCAAGCGACCGCTTTAGTGCACAAGCTAATTTCTTAGGATTTGGTTTAAATTATATTTCTACAGATTTAACTTTAACTACAGTTACACCAGAAATATCTGTTAATAGTAATAGGCAGACTCAAGTTATTGATGATTCATGGACCACTACAAATAGAAGATGGGAGCGTCAAGATGATCCTAGTGATGATCAAGACTTCTCTAGACCAAATCCATGTGCTCCTATAGCTCAAACCTTTAGAATTACAGAAAAGGATTGCGAAAAAGAATCAGATCAAGGAGTGTTTGTTTCAGAACTTGATATTTTCTATAGAACTAAACACCCATCACTAGGGTCTTATGTTAGTATTCATAAAACTACTAAAGGACAATTAGTACCAGACTTTACCGAAAGACTTCCATATTCTTTATCTTTAAAAGAATCAGCTGATATTGTTACAGATGGAAATACTAATGGACCAGTCAACCCAACGACATTTAAATTTAAGAATCCAATTTATCTAGCTAAAGGAGAAACATATGCGTTTATTGTTCACTCAGTAGCTTTAAATGATGGATATAATATTTGGTTATCTAGACTTGGTAATGAAGATGGAATCACAGGCGAACAAGTTGGATATAATGATTTAGGTTGGGGTACTGCATTCTATTCTAAAAATGCTGCTACATGGCAACCTATACAAAATGAAAATGTTACTTATAAATTAAGAAGAGCTAAATTTCAAAATGTTACTGGAACGGTTAAGCTACAAAATGCTGCAGAAGAACTTTGTACTATTGGAACAGTTGCATTACAAGATAATGCGGTACCAGTAAGACAAGGAGATCTAGTTATTCAAACAGGTACTCCTTCTTTAAGAGGTTTTGTTGAATATATTAACACTACAACCAGTAATCTAGTAATTTCATCTAGTACAGCTAATGGCACTTCACAATTCTCTAATACTGACCACATTGATTTTATTAGATTGAATTCTGCTTTAGATTCATCAGGTAATCCAACATCTAACATTCAGTTGATAGATATTTCGTCTTCTAATACTACTCATATTGGTAACACTACTATCGACACATTAAAGACAGTTGGAGCTCATGGTGTTGTACTTCAACTCAATCCAATGAATCCTTCAGGAACTACTACATCATTTACATATAGAGGATTAGGAAATAACTTCTCCACTATTGCTGACCTTGCAGTTCCATTAAATGATGAATTAGAGTTTTCATTACTTGAAGGTGGATCTTCTACAAGAATTGTTGCTTCAAGATCATTAGAGGCTGCACAAGCAACGGATAATAAGTCAGCAGTAATTACAGCAACACTAGGATCAGATAGTCAAGGTCTAACTCCTGTGCTTGATTTAAATAGAAGAAACCTTGGTGTGATTACTAACAATATTAATAATAAGTCTAACTTAGAATCGACTAATAGTGGACAAGCATTGTCTAGATATATTTCCAAGCCAATTGAGTTAGCTGATGGACAAGATGCAGAAGACCTAGAGGTATATCTAACTGCATATAGACCTCCGTTGACTTCACTTGAAGTATATTGTAAAGTATTAAGTGCAACTGATGCAGACTTATTTGAAGATAAATCTTGGTCTAAAATGGTACTTCAAAATGATGATGGTATCACTAGTACCAATCAATTTGATACAAAAGAATATAGATACAAAGTTAAAAATGGATCTGTACCAACAGACAATTATGCAAATGGTGATTCGTTCTCAGTTACTTCTGGAGCCTATCTAGCACCATCAGGCGGGCCAGAACCAGATGATAATGTTATTGTATATGTTAAGGATGGTGTTTATTTCCAAAGATTTAAATACTTTGCTATCAAGATTGTATTGTTATCTTCTGCACCAGAGATTGTACCATTTGTAAAGGATGTAAGAGCTATAGCTCTACAGTTATAATATGAAAGAAAATTATGCCAAGGTAGAAGAATATAAAGATTTTGTAAAAGATTTGTCTAACGGTGCATTGCTAAATACTAATAACAGTGCATTGCAGGCTTATAAAAATCAAAAGAACAGTTCTACTAAAGTACAACAATTAGAAAATAAAGTAAATAGTATGTCTGATGATATTAAAGAAATAAAACAACTTTTAATGGGATTAACTAATAATGGCTAAAACATTTACAGCAGTTGCAAATACGGACAATTTTGAGACTTGGCTCAACCGAACCAATGATATGATTGGTGAATTTGCCAATGTTGTAACTGTTGAAGGATCTGCTGCAACAGGTAATGCGGTTATTACTGGTTCAATCCAAGTAGG